TCAACCGATGGACGATTTATGGACAAGGGATACGCCTCTCAACGGATTTAGTGTGATAGCGTCTTGCAAAAAATCTGGTGCAAAATGAGCATAGTTCATCGTTTGCTGAATATTTGAGTGTCCAAGTATTCGTTGAAGTGTAATTATGTTCCCGCCATTCATCATGAAATGGGTTGCAAATGTATGCCGTAATGCATGTGACGCTTGCCCTTTTGGTAAGTCAGGTTTTAATTCTTTCAATAGTGAACGGAACTCATTGTAATCGGCGTTGAAGAGCTGGCCGGATTTCTTTGTTTTGATGATATTTAACATTTCATCAGATATCGGGATTGAGCGTTTTTTCCCGTTCTTTGTTTCAACAAAAGTAACCTTATTTCCAACTATGTGCTCACCACGAAGATTCTTAGCTTCCCCCCATCTTGCACCGGTACTTAGGCAAAGCAGCGCTATTCTGCGTTGATCTCCTGTAGCTTTTGAAAGCAAATCACCGATTTCATCCTCAGATAAAAATGACATTTCGCTATTTTTTAACCTTAGCTTCGATACCGCACAGATCGGATTTTCACTATGAAATTCTTCCGCTTCAATTAATGTACTGAACATACCGGAAAGTACGGAGAGATCACGATTCACCGTTGCAGGCGACAAGCCAAAACTCAGGCGTTGCGAACGATACTCCATGAGAAACTTACGTGTAATCATGTAGATTCGCGGATTACTCATTTCTCTGTCTATTTTATACAGCCTTAACTTTTCCTTTTCGCCATGCTTCGTATTTTGGCCTTGATACTTCCACCATAATTCGATTAGCTCAGAAAGAACTCTTTTATCTGCTGGCTTATCAACCCATTCTTTATTATGAAAATTTACCAAGATATAGCGCTCAAACGTTTGAGCCTCGGCCTTTTTATCAAACTTACGCCGGATACGTTTTCCTTCCGAACCCTGCGGCCTCACGTCCACTTCGTACCGACCATCAGTGAGCTTCTTAATTGACATAAGATAACCCTCCGATGAATACTTCATCTTGAAACATTATTTCGAAAATATAGGTTTTATAGAGACTTAACCAATCTCTTTCCCTGATTGGGTGGAGATTATTCCGTGCGGCCCATCAGGGGAGAGGGCCGGCGCTATCTGTCCGGCCTCGGGGTTTATCTCATCAAACATGAACCAATCCCGGTACTTTCTAAATCTGGAGTGCTTAAACAGTTTTTTACCAGCTTCCAAAGATACTTTAGCTTTACCTGACTCGTAGCCTGCGTAAGTCGTATAATTAATTCCTATTAAATCAGACATTTCCCGCATATTTAATCGTTCAGATTGACGAATCGCCTTTAACTTTTCATTGTCATGTATTGACATAAATTACGTACTCACGTAGATTCTATCTATATTGATAACTCGCGGTGCTCCTAGCGCCTCTAACGAACCCCAAGAAGCTTTCGCGAGAACGAGTGGAGAGAATAGCAAATGAAACAAGTATCAGAAACCTCATCGGTATTGGTATCGGTAGAGTTTTTCGCTAACTACATCGGTAAAACGCCAAAAGCAATCCGTCAAATGGTTGGTGCTGGGAAACTTCCGGTGATTCGGCTAAAGAACCCGCAGAATTTAGATGGTGAGGGAGAAGTTTTGATCCATCGTGGCGAGTGGGATGATTACGCTAACCAACTTGCTCACGCAGCGGCACCGGAGTGGCACGCTTGGAAAGATAGATTAGTTACAACCAAGCCATCCGTATCAGCGAAACGTAAAATTGCAGGAACGAAAACACCCGCAGCCAAAGCGAATAAAAAAACAATCACTCAGCTTGGCGCGACGGCATGATTTCCCCAGCGCATTACAGCCCAACTTACGCACTGACTGTGATCAGCGATCACACCAGTGCTTACCGTAGGCGCTGGAATGCATCTACACGCTGCATGAAATGAGGAGCGCACAATGAAAAAGTCACTAATTCTACAGCTCACTAATATCGTGCTGCAAAACCATAAATTTGCCAGCGATGCATTGTGGGCAAGTTTCCCCGGTGCTCTCAGCTCCCTGCCAGCTCTTCATCGGAAATTAGTCGTTCAGAAATACAGTGTCATTACCGAAAATACCATTGCAAATCTGGACATGCTGACAACCTTGGCAGTAAACACTGGTGAGGGTGACGAAACAGTTTACACGATGCTGGATAACGCCATCCGCGACCTTAAAGCCTTTCCCCAAAATTAGATTTGCGAAAGGGTTTTACCTTTATTAATGAGGTTAAAGAAATATGACTGCTAATCAATGCCCGTCAATGGCTGCAATTTTAAAGAACGGCCAGCAAGTAACACACCGCTACCACCTGCGCGGCTGGATTGAAACGCCAGACGGTCGCCACTTTCAACCTAAAGCTACCGAAGTGAAATTTATAAAAGGTTGCCGGTTCCCATTTATGGCCAAACCTCGCAGTAAACCACGTTGGTGGGCGCGGTTAATGGGAATATTCGCTTAGGTTGCGAGGGATATATGGGGGCTATTGGAACTAACCAAAATAACAGGAAATTGTCTTTTCGTGATTTTACTGTTGAATGGCGCATGAATGCCAATATTACCCGCAATAATGCGTGTCGCCATTTTAATGCAAATCCGCAAGATGAGCAGACAGGCAATGCAAGTAGAGAGGTTATTCTATTTTGTGCTAATAGAGTCGCGGAAATGAAAAGTATTAAGCGACCATTTAAAAATAGTGACTCAGTTCGCCGCTTTGAAAGTTTTACCGAAGATGAACGAGAGTTAATTATAGAATCACTTAACTTTTTAGTTAGATTAACAAAACCATTCCCTAATTATTTTTCGCTGGCCGAAAGAGTAATTAATCTCTAAATAATAATTTCATTTCCTTGGCGCATTTATCGTGCCGGGCATTCTATTATCTAAAATAAGGTGATGTGATATGGAAAAGCAGAAAGAAACTACCGATATCCCAGCAATTATATATTTACGAAATTTTATTAATGGATGTCCGGGGCGTAGCCTTACTTCGGCCATGAGAGGTAAGGCGCTTGCAGACCTCACTTATCTGGAATGTACGTTAAATAAACAATCAACTTCTATAGATGCCTTAAAAGAACAGACCGAAATAGCTTCCGGTGCTGTAATGAAAGTATCGGGCTATCTGGACTCGATAGTAACAGCTATTGAAGCGACAACCCACGGCAAGAATTGCACCACCAGTTATGCACACAAGACTGTGAGCAATGTTATTTCAGCCATAAATAAAATTGAGTCAGCCTACAGAGAAGTACTAGACATGCAAGGAACACCTCAGGAAGTATCACCCTCACTTACTGTGTCACCAGCGCTTCATGAATTAAAAATAATTCCGGAGTATTTCGACGCCGTATTTACCGGGTGTAAAAAAGCTGAATTTCGACTAAATGACCGTAATTTTTCTGTTGGCGATTATTTAATTTTAAATGAATGGGAATTAAATTCCGGATATTCAGGGCGAAGAATTGTAGTTGAAGTTTCGGACATTACTCCATGTGATTTCGCCATACCCAACTACGTCATGCTTTCATTTGAGGGGGTTGATTCTATAGCTCATCGCCTTGGTGGTTTTGATGGAGGTGTCCCATTTTGAATACTAATAATTCGCTTCCTCCTTTGATCTGTTCTTTCTTCCGACTCATTAACAAGACCGGAAGGTTATGCCGCAAATTAATTGCAAAGCGCCGAGCCAAAAAATGGTTAAAAGATAACAGCCTTATTCTGGATACAGAAACAACGGGCCTTGGTAATGATGCTGAAATAATTGAAATCAGTATCATTGATTGTACTGGAAAGATATTACTGGATACGCTTGTTAAGCCATTAAAAACCATTCCCGCAGAGGTAACCGCCATTCATGGAATTACTAATGAAATGGTGGCTGATGCACCAACGTGGCGAGATATTCATTATCAATTCATGATGCTGACGAATGACCGTACTCTGCTTATTTACAACGCACTATTTGACACTCGTTTAATTTTTCAAACAGCGGCTGCTAATAATTGCCCGGTGCCAGAGAAAAAATATATTTTTGATGCCGAGTGCGTTATGGAAAGTTACGCCAAATATTACGGCCAGTGGGATCAGAAGCGGAATAAGTTTAAATGGCAACGGTTGAGTAATGCAGCCGAGCAGCAAGGCGTTGTTATTGATGGTGTCGCGCACCGTGCGCTTGCCGATTGTAAAACAACGCTAGGTGTTATCCGCGCTATGGCGGGGGTGAAGTCATGAAACGCATTTTCTCCCCGCTGAAATGGGCCGGTTCCAAAGGCCGTATTATGCCAACCTTGCGCCAACATCTGCCCGCTGGAAAGCGTCTGGTCGAGCCGTTCGCCGGTTCCTGTTCCGTCATGCTGAATACTGACTATGACGAGTATCTCATTGCTGATATTAACGGCGATTTAATTAATTTCTATCAGCAATTACAGTGGGATTGCGAGAGCATCATTGTTCTTGCAAAAGAGCTTTTCAAATTTGATAACAGTGAAGCGAATTATTATTTGAATCGTCAACATTTCAATGAACGCGAGTTAAGTGACGAGTACCGCGCCGCAATGTTTTTATATTTAAACCGTCATTGTCATTGTGGTATTTGCCGTTATAACCAAAAGGGTGAATTCAACGTTTCCTACGGAAGATATAAAGCGCCCTATTTCCCCGAAGCTGAGATCCGTTATTTCGCTGAGAAATCCCAAAAGGCCACGTTTGTATGCTGTGACTTTTTCGAAGCGCTAACCATGACTGTGCCGGGCGACGTGGTTTATTGCGATCCTCCTTACATTCCAACATCCGCTACCGCAGATTTCACCAGTTACCACACAGGCGGTTTTAGTTCTAATGAGCAATTTTGGCTATCGGAAATACTCACGATCATAGCGGATCAAGGTTGCCACGTTATTGCATCGAACAGCGATACCCCACACGGCCGCTATCTTTACGAAAGTTTTGATATTCACAGCATTACCGCCCCCCGCTCTGCCAGTTGTAAAGCTGATGGTCGTAAGGCGGTAGGTGAAATTATTGCAACCATGTTACCGCGCCATTGGATTGGTTTCGATCCCGCCGGCGGGCCAGATTCAACTGTTATTTATGAAGTGACAACTCCCACACCACTATGGATGGGGTTTGATCCTTGTGATGTTTCTGAATGAGCAAGTACTCAAATGGCCGCATAGCACCAGCACCGCCGTTACCTTATCCAGGGAGCGGCGCGTCGTCGTCTGAGTGGGCTTATTGGTGGAATGCCCAGCGCATTCCCGCCATTGGTACACCTGTCTATTTAGATAATCAGAGTCAGAAAGAAACTGAGGAACAAATAGCCGCACTGGTTAGTGCGCAAAATCTGTTATCAAAACAGCCTAAAATCGTGCAGCGTGGGATCAGGTATCACCTGAATAAACTGGAACAAACACAAGGAATTCAGCGAGCTAATACGCACTTAACAAAAAACTTTGTCGAGCGCGTACTGCCACGCCTGAATAGGGTTAATGGCCAATATTTAATATCCCCCGACGCTAACGATACCGCGCCTTTCGCATACCGTTTCAATCAGTTGCCCGATTATGGCCGTGCTGACATTGAGGTATTGGCGAAAGATATCGCCTTGTTATTCAAGCGCGAACTCGGAATTGTTGATGATGAAGTTAACGGCAAGTCAGAGTTAATTATTGCTTTAGCTCTCTATGTCCGCGCGTCTGCACTCACCCGTGCTTTTCGCCAGTCGGTGCCGGGCTGGGATGCTTATCAAGCTGATCGCGATAATCTAACCATCAACCAAGTCGCTTCTTTTATCGCCAAAATGCAATCAGAAAATTGGTGGACTCGCTGCCTACGTCGCCACAGTGATAAGTGGAAAGAGCATTTGCATATTGCGCTGGGCAATGTCAGCAAAAAAGCCTCGCCCTATTCCAGTATTGGAACCGTGAGTGATTGGCGGGAGCAGAAGCGCCGCACGCGCGAGTTTCTCAAATCAATGGAGTTAGAGGACGAAAAAGGCAACCGCATTTCTCTGATCGATAAGTACGATCATAGCGTGGCTAATCCGGCCATTCGTCGCTGTGAACTGATGGCCCGTATTCGTGGGTTTGAGGATATTTGCACTGAGCTGGGCTACGTTGGTGAATTCTATACGCTGACCGCCCCGTCTAAATACCATGCCACCAATAAGCACGGACACCGTAACCGCAAATGGTGCGGCGCTGATCCGGCAAGAACGCAGCGTTATTTGCGCGGGGTGTGGAGTCGGGTCAGGGCTAAATTGCATCGGGAAGATATTCGCGTGTTCGGTATTCGTGTTGCCGAGCCGCACCATGACGGTACTCCACACTGGCATATGCTGCTGTTTATGCTGCCTGAGTCCGTCGATCAGGCCCGTAAGATATTGCGCGATTACGCCAGTGAAGAGGATGAAGAGGAGCTTTACAGCGCAAGGGCTAGAAAGGCCCGTTTCCATGCTGAAGCCATTGATCCGGAGAAAGGCAGCGCAACGGGCTACATCGCTAAATACATTTCGAAAAATATCGACGGTTTCGCGCTGGACGGTGAAACCGACGATGAAACCGATAAGCTACTGAAAGAAGTGGCCCCCGCTGTATCTGCATGGGCCAGCCGCTGGCGTATCCGTCAGTTCCAGTTTATCGGCGGCGCACCGGTTACCGTTTATCGTGAGCTGCGCAAGATGTCAGACCATGAAACCGCCATGGGGGTGAGTGTGGAGTTTGCCGCCGTTCATGATGCTGCCGATTGTGGCCGCTGGGCTGAGTACGTTAACGCTCAGGGTGGGCCATTTGTTAAGCGCGAGAATTTAATCGCCCGTACCTATTACGAAACATCAGAAACAACCAATGAATATTTTGAAGATGTGATCCGCATTCGGGGCGTGTTCTCGCCACCGGTGGGCATCGACACGCCCATAATCACCCGCACCACCGAGTGGAAGATTGTCAAAGCCCGCGCCCTTGACCTGTCCGTTGATTTGGCCGTTGACCTTAAGGGCGCGTCTGCGCCCTCTCGGAGTTCTGTCAATAACTGTACGGGGGTTCAAAAAACAGTCAGCCCTCCGGTGGTCATTGAGCCGCCTCCACCGCCGGAAAATATCTGTTTTGAGGCGTTAACCGTTAAAGAACGGCGGCAAATGCTTAAGCGAATACGCAGCGAACCGGTTAAACCGCGTCAGGAACCGAAAAAACCACGCCCACCCACCCAGGGCGAAATCATGCTGGCCGCTAAACCGAGTGAGAAAGAACAAAAAATCAAAGATTTTGCCGCGTCGATAGGCATCTATCTGAATGACAACATTCTGAAATCAATGGCAAAAGGCGCGTCGGTGTTGGTTGGAGATATCACGTATCGGGCGGGTATTGATGGTGCTCTGTATCAGGTAAACAGTAAAGAGGTTACAGCGGAGAGCATAATGGCTAGAGTTGAACGCCTGCGCCAGCAACAAGTGCCGCAAGTTATCAGGTTGATTGGCGATCATTATCGCCAGCAGAAAGCGGCAGAGGTGGAAGATTATAGTGACAGGCCGGTATGGTTTGGGCCAGTGGCCGGGTAATTCTGTATTGTTCGCATAAAAAGCCCACTTACGTGGGCTTTTTTTAATGACCTTGAAGTAATTCCAACGCCATTTGTTTATCTTCAGGTTTAATTAATCCCAGTAAGGTTTTAACTAACCATTTACCTGCCATAGCGCTGGGGCTGATTGTGTGGGAAAACGTGAGGTTCATAACAAAGGTATGGCCACACTCAACGTTACTACAGGCGCAATATAAATCGGAGATTTCAGGGTGCTTTCTTGCGCTCTTACGGATAATGGCCGGTGAACCGCAGTCTTTGCACTGAATTTTCATAACGCGCATGTTTCTGGCTCCAAAAGTGGCGAACTTCTGGAATTTTACCGTGTTTCTGCTCATGACGCACCCGATTGTGTATCTTCAATGTCGAATTTAATGTGTAAATGCGCCGGGATCTGTGGGTCGCTGTTGATAGCGTCCATAATCATGCGTTGCAGCGGAATAACTTCATCTTTGCGGTAGGTTGCCCGCGCCTTTTCCGGGTCACCCAATCCCGCGCTATTGCTGGGAATAATGCCCGCCAGCCCTGCCGGGTAACGGTGAGCGGTCAAAATATCCTGCGCACTGATATTCTTGATATTGGCGAATTCATCTTTGGCGCTGATATCGCCAATCGGAATAAATTTAATCCCTTCCGGGTCGCCTTTCGGAATGTTGACAAACAAGGTGCTGAAATTGCCGATCCCCTTGCTCTGTTCCAGACTTTTTATAATCTCGTCTTCCACTTCGGTGCTGAGATTTGGGTCATTGGTGTAGATAATCCCGCCCGTATGCGCCCCGTTGTGATAGTAGCGGCGGCGAAAAATGGTGGCCTCGGAGTTGAGCAAGGCGGCATGAATCCCGCCGATATAATCCGGCAGGCCATACACCTGCTGTTGCGGGTCATACTGTTTGAGGTAAACCACATCTTCCTGGCCATAAACCAGCGGCTCCCCTTTCTGTAAAATCACAATGCTGTCATCTTTACGCACCCGCAAATAAAGCGAGGGCAGCGGAGCCAGTGCCACCACGTCACCCCAGCCGTTACGCACCTTGGCAATAGCCACATCACCAAAGGTCAGATAATCGAACACCCCGGCTTTTAGTTCCTCATGGGTCAGGCCGCCACCGACATAGTCAGCGGCCACCATATTGCGCCGGGCATAGAGAACGCCGCCGTGCTGGCCATTGAGATTAACCAGTTGAGCAAGGGCCAGCCGGTCAATGGGTTGGCTGTAGTGGTCAAAATCACTGTCATACCAGATGTCTTGATAATCGGTGCCGGTGGTTAAAACCGGTTCGGGTTTGCCCAAACTGATAATGCTCATGTTGCGGGCGGTATGGGGCACTGGGGCGCGGCAGTACTGTTTCTTCTTCATGCGGCTTTGCTCGTCTTCCATGTGGATTTACGTTGGTGCTCAAAGTTGAGCGGTTCATTATCTATTGCGTGGGCAATGGCGAAAAATACATCGGCGTGGCCAGTTTCTTTGGTACGGTCTGCAACAAAGGTCATGCCGCCGCCCTTGGCGGTACTGGTGCGACGGATGGCCAGAAATGACGCCGGGATCTCTTTGGCTTCGGCGTCCCATTCAAGGCGCTGGCTTTCAATCACATCCACCATTTTCATGACCAGCCGGTTCTTACTTTCCAGCCCGTAGTGGATGGCCACCGCTTGGCGCATGGCAAAGTTCTGTACCAGCTCAAATACGCCATTGCCGATCCCGGTGATATCTACGCCGATGTAGGTCATGTTGTAGCGCTGAAACAGTTCTTTTATCTGGTTGGCCTGATAGTTAAAGTTCAGCCCCTGCCAGTAGAACGTGGCCAGTACCCGAAAGCGTTCACCCTCGAACTGAGGCGGGGCAATAATGACAAAGGTTGAGGTATCACCGCTGCGGGCCGGGTCAAAGCCGCCCCACACCTCGCGGTTACCGAATGGCCGTGGCGCACTGAAATCATGGTCTTGCCACATCTCAATATCGACGCCGCATTTTTCCAGCATATGGAATTTAAATACGCTGTCGCCGCTGTCCACAAACACACACATATAGAGCATGTTAAAGGTGTCGCGGTTGTACTTATTGCGCAGACGCTCGATATCGGCCAGATTAAAGCCGCCGTCTATCGCGTCCTCTAGGGTAATGACATAGCGCCACTGGCCATCGGGGCAGAGCCGCCCGCCGTCGCGGTACTCATCGAACTCAGGGAAGGTGATTTTGCTGCGCTGTTTGTCGCCTTGCTTCCACTCTTCACCCGTCCAGAACGGATAACCCTGATGGGTCTTGGCGCTGGGTGTGGAGAAATAGGTGGTGCGCCATTTATCATGGGTGGCCATGGCACTGGCCACTTCATTTAATTTGGCGAAATTCGGTACCCACAAATATTCATCGCAATACAGGTGGCCGCTGTAGGATTGGGCGGTGTTCTTGTTGGTAGACAGGAAACGCAGCTCCGCGCCGTTACTGAGGCGTATTGGGTTGCCGGTCAGTGTTACCCCAAAGAACTGCTGCGCGATATTAACGATATACGAGCGGAATACTTCGGCCTGCGCACGGGAGGCAGACAGGAATATTTGCGGATCGCCGCTCATAATCGCGTCTTCCAGTGCTTCAAAGGCGAAATACCACGTTGCCCCAATCTGGCGGCTTTTCAGGATATTGCGGATAGCGTGGTGTTTGTTGGCCCGCAGGTACTGCTGATAGAAAAACAGCGTTTCCCCGGCAAACAGCTCCAGTTCTTCCTGTTGAATGCCTGAAATATCATTTTTGCGGTATTTACGTTTCCCGCTGCCATTATCATCCCGCGCAGCAGCGTCTTCACCGCTGGCATAACTGCCTTGTGTCTGCGCTTTAATTGCCGCCAGTTTTTCCGCGTGTTTACTCTTCTGCGCCATTAATTTGCAGTGCTGGGCGATTAAGCTGTCTATCTCTTTTAATTCCAGCTCATTTTTATTATCGCGATTGGCCAGCACCAATATACGGCGGTTGATTGCCTCCTCAATACTTTCATGACTGAGCATATCAGCCCAATGCCATTTCTGTGCCCAATAGTAAATAATCCGCGCATTAGGCAGATTTAATTCATTGGCGATTTCTTTCGGTGTCCACCGTTGTAAGTAAAGTGAACGCGCCACACCGATAATAGTTTGAGAGTGTTTAGCCATAAACGTAATTATGCGGTGTTTATTTCGGATAAACGTTATTAATAAATCGGTCTTATTCGGCTAACGGGTTATATCCGAATCAAACCGAAATAGGGTGAGTGCGTCGATTAAAATAATCCGCAATACTGCCTATCTCGAAACAAACACAATATTTAAAAGTAGGGTTATGTCTAATTCACATTTAATGACTGGCTGGATTTGTGTTTGCGCTGAGGGGGAAACCGTTGATGGGCGTGAAATTAAACGAAAATGGCTTACTGACGCCGCAGAAACCTATAACCCGCAATTGTATACCGCATTGTTGTGGCCTGAACATTCCCGCAATTTTGGGAATATGGGGCAGGTACTGGAATTAATGAGTGAGGAAGACGGCGAGGGCATTATGCGACTTTACGCCCGCCTCTGTCCTAACCTCTCTCTTATGCAGGCCAATGTGGCCGGACAACTGATTTTCTGTTCCGCTGAGTTTACGCCTGACGGCAACTTTCGAGGAACGGGAAAAAGTTATCTGGAAGGGTTAGGGGTGACAGATGAACCCGCCAGTGTTTACACCGAAAGAATGCGTTTTAACAGCCGTAATAAAAACAAACGTTATGGCGCGCTAAAGCCATTAGTTATTGATGAAGTCACACCGATTAAAGAGGCTAGAGAAATGGCAGCAGGTAAAAATAAAAGTAAATGGCGCAGTCTGTTTAATATTCAGGACGAGGAACAGCCGGGCGAGGAAACAGCCACAGCGCCAGACGATAAGATCCAAGTATTGGCACAGGCAGTTGCCGATTTAGAAGCACGAGTGTTGTCACTGGAAAATAAAACAGATGCGACGGACACCGCAGTAGAAGAGGTTGTTGCAGATGTTGAAGTGGTAAAGGAAGTGGTGGATACCGAAGATTTTGCAAAATTGCGTAATAATCTTCCGGGTATTATTAAGAACTTTGGTAAACTGGAAAATAAAATCACTACATTGCCAAAACGTGCGCCTAATGGTGACGGTAAAAAACCGTTTAAGCACCTTATTTAATTTATACCACCTTTTAGAAAACATTTTATTTCACCGTAAAGGTGGGGGATAGCTATGCAATTAAATCAAAGGGCGCGTCAATATATTGACTCATACAGCGCTCAATTATCGCAGTCCTATAACGTCAATGATACGTCGCGTTATTTTTCACTCACCGATCCGAAAGAAACGCTGTTGCGGGATGCATTACTGGAGCGCGCCGATTTTCTGAACATGATCACCGTGGTCGATGTTGACCAGCTTCAGGGGCAAGTCGTTGCCGTAGGGAATCCGGGGATTTTTACCGGGCGTACAGAGGGGGGCCGTTTTATCCGTCCAACAGGTGTATCCGGTAACGAATATAAGCTGGTTGAAACAGACTCCGGTGCCGCACTGACGTGGGCCATGCTGTCCGTTTGGGCTAACGCCGGTGATGAAAACGAATTTTTCCAACGTATGCAGGATTTTACTAATCAGTCCTTTGCACTGGATATGTTGCGTATCGGTTTTAACGGCAAGAGTGTGGCCAAGTCTACCGATCCCACCGCGAACCCTAATGGGGAAGACGTTAACGTTGGCTGGCATGAGTTGGTGCGTAAATACAAAGAGGGCCAGCAAATCATTTCGACGCCGGTCACATTGGATGAGCAGGGCGATTACAAGTCTTTGGATGCGATGGCTTCCGACTTGATTAACACCAAAATTCCGCAGCAGTACCGTAATGACCCTCGTTTAGTGGTGCTGGTCGGGGCTGATTTGGTGGCGGCTGAGCAGTATCGGCTGTATCAAAAAGCTGATCGCCCGACAGAGAAAATTGCCGCGCAGATGCTGTCTGACTCTATCGCCGGACGCCCTGCAATGGTACCGCCGTTTATGCCGGGTAAACGAATGACGGTAACCACTCTGGCCAACTTACATATTTACACTCAACGTGGCACGCGTCAGCGCAAAGCTGAATTTGTTGAAGATCGTAAGCAGTTTGAAAATAAATATCTGCGTAATGAGGGCTATGCAGTTGAGTACCCAGAGTTGTACGCCGCTATTGATGAATCCGCCGTAACCATCGGTGAAATCAAAGAGCCAAGTGATCCGAAAGTAGGCGAGTAAGGGGGCAATCATGGCTTTATCACCGGCCCAGCGTCATACGGCCATGATTGAGGCGCAGCGTAAGCTAAACAATCATGAGGCACTGGTCGGAGTGGCCAGTATGCACCTGCAAAAGATGGCTATCGATAATGATGCTCAACGGCTGCATGGGCTGACAATGGCTGAGAAAGTGCAGTTGAAACGCTGGGAACTGCTGCCCCGCTGGTTACCCAGCGTGGAAACCTATCTGGCGGCAGGCGAAGTCTACAGCAATCCGGTATTCACCTACTGCATTGCCTGGCTGTTTGATGTTGGGGACTTTGATCTGGCGCTTGACTGGGCAGACATCGCCATAGAGCAGCGGCAGATAACGCCTTTTGGCAAGCGTCGCAGTATTTCTCACTTTGTCGCCGATAGCATGTTGGCGTGGTCTGAGGCCAGCACGGATGCGGGCCAGAGTAGTGAGCCGTATTTCTCGCGGGTATTCGACAACGTGCGTGATAACTGGCGTATTCCGGAGCAGGCCAGCGCCAAATGGTTCAAGTTTGCCGGGCTGATGCTGTTGCGTAATGACAACGGGGAGCCGTTGCCCAGTGCCATAGAGGATGTGGCCACGTTGCAACAGGCTGATGCACTACTGGCGCAGGCGAATACCTTCCATCCGGGGTGTGGTGTCAAAACACATCGGCAACGGATTGCCGCACGATTACGGATGCTAGAAAAAGAATAATAACAACTACCGAGAGCCAAAGCGGGCGCGGTGGAGGCTGCAACATTCGTTCGCAGGCCGTGGAAACCGGTCTGCCCGCTTTTTTCGGGAGCTGTATGTTTAACGGAAAAGAAATTGATTATCAGGATGTTGAGCTGACCAATGACGGATTTTGGCCAGACCTCAATTTAAGCGAGTTTCAGCGTAACCGCAGTATTCCGGCGGATATTGATGCCGATACGCAAGCCGATGCGTTGCTGGCCAGCGTGGCCGAAGTGAATTTAGACCTGCGCGTGGTGGCTGCGGGATACGTGGCCAAGGGGTACCAACAGGCCACAGCGGTGCCGGGCGTGGCGATGAACGGGCAAACGGCACTGATTAGCCAGTATAAAAAGGCCGTCTTTGCCCGTGCCAAAGCCGATTTACTGGGGGAGTATTCGACGCAGTTTAGCCGGGTACCCAATGCCGGGCAGGAAAACCCCGAAACCCGCAGCCGCCTGCTGGCAGAGGCCAGCACAGTATTGCGCAATATGAAAGGTGTGGGCCGCTGCACAGTGAGGCAGATATGAGCAAATTACACTCACTAACCGCTTTTGTGCAGGACAATTTACCGCAGCGGCTGCGTAAGCTGGAATTTAACAGCGACATGGACGCGCTGCGTTTTATTCCGGCGCAACGGGATTTAGGTCTGGAGCAGTATCAACTGGCGTTGATGCAGTTTGATGCGGTACTGAGTTGGGGCCGCTTTCCTTACCGTGACTATGACCCGCGCAACCTGTGTGCATTGCTGCTTGTCTGGATGATTGAGAATGCGCCCGACCATGGGCCGGTGCCGGAATTACCCAGTATTGATATCGATGTGATCGACGATAAAACCGCCATGGTGGTGGTGTCGATGGGGATTACGGAATCACTGAGTATCGCCAAAGATCCCGCCGGGGATATCCCCTTTATGGGGGCCAGATGGCGACTGACCGATCCGCAGTTATGGCTGGCCACTGAGGGCACAATATTTGGCGCTGATACCCGCGGCGCACCACTGGGTGAAAGCTGATTATGATTAACGGTGAGCTGAATACCACGCAGTTAACTGTGTTGCGAGAGGCACTTAAACGGCTGGAATTGCCGCCTAAAAAGCGCCAGCGGCTGTTATGGCGGCTGGCCAAGTACGGGGTGATGGTTGCCGCAAAGCGTAATGTGCGTAACCAACAATCACCGGATGGCACGCCGTGGCAGGGGCGACAGACCAACCAGCGCGGCAAGATGCTGCGCAACATGCCGAAATTGATGCATATCCGTGAAATGCCGGAGATTGAGGCCGTCCGGTTGTATTTGCAGGGTGGCCAGTATCGCAACGGTGAAAAACCGGTACCGGCGGGCGTGGTGGGGTATGGCCAGCAAAATGGCATGAACGTCACGGTTAATCGCAGCGCGGTGGCCAAGACGACTGACCCAGAGCGGAAGGCCACTATAAAACAGGCCAAACGACTGCGGGCGTTGGGGTACAAGGTCAAAAAGGGCAAGGGATGGCGTAAGCCGCCGTATAAAGAAATTGCCGGAAACATGCGTTTTGATCAGGCCGGTTTGCTGATCCGGGAGTTAAGTGGCAAGGCTGCTAAATCAACATGGACAGTGGATGTCCCGGCGCGTGAGTTTTTGGGTATGAACGATGAAGATTTTAATAAAGCCTTGGCGCGGCAGTTGCAGGCCATAGGATTTGGCACGTGATACGTGCAACACATTAAGGGGTGACGATGAGTTGGCCACAGGTAAATATTGACCAAAAAAACCAGTTACAGGGCGAAACCAAAGAGATAGAACGGGCTGTGCTGTATATCGGTACCGGCAAGGTGAACGCCGGTAAAACATTAGCGGTAAACACACAAACGGATTTTGATGTGTTGTTAGGCACGGATACCAGCACGGTAAAAAGTTGTGTCAACGCTGCGATGCTGAATGCAGGCCAGAACTGGAACGGCTTTGTGCATGTAATTGCTGAGCCTGCAAAAAATGCAGAGATTGATCCACTGGCGTGGGTATCGGCAGTCAGAGCCGCACAGTTGGTGGCCAGTGTCGAGGGTGTGGTGGTCGTGCTGCCTGCCGATAAAGCCACCATTACCGCCGCCGCCAGCCTGCGGGCTGAATTGCTGGCCAAGTTTGGCCGCTGGGTGTGGTTTGTGCTGGCTGTTGATGGTCCTCAGGTCGAAGAGGGCTGGCCGGAGTATTTAGTTCGATTGGCAGCATTACAGCAGGGCGTTGCGGCGTCATCGGTGCAACTGGTGCCACGTCTGTGGGGCAATGAGCCGGGGGTGTTGGCCGGGCGTTTATGTAGCCGTGCCGTGACCGTTGCCGACAGCCCGGCCCGTGTGGCCACTGGCCCGCTATTGGAAATGGGCAGTGATGCGCAGCCAGTGGACGGTAAAGGTGTAGCGCTGGATTTGGCCACATTACAGGCGCTGGAAACCCTGCGTTATTCGGTACCAATGTGGTACCCGGATTATGACGGTATGTACTGGGCCGATGGCCGCACGCTGGATGTCGAGGGCGGAGATTATCAGGTGATTGAGTACCTGCGTATTGTTGATAAAGCGGCCCGGCGTATTCGCTTGCAGGCGATCGCCAAGATTGCGGACCGGGCGCTGAACAGTACCCCCGGCAGCATTGCCGCGCATAAAACCTATTTTTCCAAGGTATTACGCGAAATGGCCCGCAGTACACAGATTAACGGGATCACTTTCCCCGGCGAAGTAAAACCGCCGAAAGAGGGGGATGTGGTGATTACGTGGCGCACCGCCACCAAAGTGGAGATTTATATCGTGGTTCGTCCGTATGAATGCCCGAAAAGTATCACCGTCAGTTTGATGTTGGATACCGCACTGGAGGATAGCCAATGAGTCGTATTTCTGGTCAATCGGTTGATGTGAACATGGACGGTGACCTGATCCACGTTGAAAAGATTGGGCTGACAATTTCCGATAACAGCGGCCCGGCACAGACCAACGGAGTCCCGGATGGCGACGTGAAAGGTGATGTGGGTGGCGAAGGGGATATTGAAGTCAGTACCAAAGTGTTGCAGCAACTGACCGCTAAAGCTTCCCGTTCGGGTTCGTGGCGCGGTATCCCGGCGTTTGACATCCTGTTCTACGCCAAAACCGGGGAAGAGGAGTTAAAGGTGGAAGTGTTCGGCGTGAAATTGAAATTTGATTCAGTGCTGGATGTTGACCCGAAAGGCGGGGCGGTACTGACCCACAAAATTAAGTATTTCATTACCAGCCCGGATTTTGTGCGCATTAACGGCATTCCGTATCTGGAAGAAGACGCCACGCGCAATCTGATCGGCTAGGGGGCAAGGATGCAGGAACATGAAAAAACTTTTCTCGGACTGGCCATTTTAGGTGGGCTGATTGCACTGGGAAAGGTATTGGCCAGTGATGAGCCAATCACTGTCCGGCTGTTTGTGGGCCGGGTGATATTGGGATCAGCCACCTCGGTGGCAGCGGCGGCAGTATTGGTTTGGGTGCCGGGGATTTCTCCGCTGGCGGTAACCGGGTTAGGGGCTGCGGCAGGTATTGCCGGGCATCAGGCGGTTGAGCTGTGGTTACGTCGCCGGGGGAGCAGTTTATTAAAGGGAAAGAAACCATGACATTAAGTGAGAAGCAGCAGTTATTTACCCAACTGATTGCGCAGTTGATTAGCTGGGCCGGGGAGCGGGGCTACCGCCTGACCTTGGGTGAGGCCTACCGCACGCCGGAGCAAGCCAAACTGAATGCCAAAACGGGCAGCGGTATCAGTAACAGCCTGCATACCTCGCGGCTGGCAGTGGATTTTAATCTGTTCATCAACGGGGTATATCAGACCAAAAGCGAAGCCTATTTACCTTTGGGTGAGCAGTGGGAAAAACTGGGCGGCAGTTGGGGCGGGCGCTTCAAATCCAATCCCGATGGCAACCACTTTAGCCTTGAGCATAACGGGGTTCGCTGATGGCCAAGATATTGGCGCTGATTGCAGCGGCATTTGTCGCCGGGTGGTATCTCAATGATTTGCAGCATGACCGCATTGAACTGAGTATTACCCGCGCCGCCAATAAAGCGGCAGAAGAGGGCCGAACAATTTCGGAGGGCATAGCCAGTGATTCAGCCCGGCAACTTGAAGATAAGCTGGAAGCGTTGCGCCAGCAGGGTGATAAGTACCAGCCGGTTATCCATACGGAAATTATTAAGCCGGTGTTTACTAATGTGTGTGCTACTGATGACTATGTCCGGCTGTTCAACGAGAGCAGTGACGCCGCCGAACGTACCTTATCAGGAAAATCAGCTAACTAAATGCTCCACTGTATTACCCCGATTAACCGGGACTACCGGTAATGATTTTGATACTGCATTACGCGCCTATCGCAACCTATATACATTATGCGCGGCGCGACACAATCAACTGATTAATGAAATCACTTTACGACAAGGGAATAAATAACATGGCTGAAAAAAACAAGATTGTATTAGTGGTGGGGGGTGTTGAACTTATTTTTGAACCGAATACTACCGCCTATAATGGTTTTATTAATGATGTGGGCATGGAAAATAAAATTGCCCCGGCATTTAAATATCTGCGCCGTATTATCAGTAAAGAAACCAAAGACGCATTGGATGAGATTTTAAAAATGCCCGGTGCCGCACTGCAATTGATTGATAAAGTCAATAAGGTTTACGCGCCTGAGTTGGAAATTGAAGTAAAAAACTAACACAACGGTTACGGGCAATTGACAATAATTCTATTGAACAATTTCTTATTCTGCGTCGTCATTATCTGCCGCATGAAAATGACGATATAGAGAGTCTGGCCCGTGCCGTTTGGTTAGATAACCGTTATTGGGATAATACCCGTATTTCTATTGCCAATGGAATTGGTCTGGCATTTAAAGGCGATTAATGAAAAGTCTCGATTTTACCTTAAGCATGATTGATAAAATCACACGGCCATTAAAATCCGTGCAAGCCTCTGTAAAAGGATTTGCGGAAAGTTCTCAGGCGGCTTTCGGTAAAATTGCCATTGGCGGGGCCGCGCTGTTCGGTGTCGTACAGGGAATGAAGGGCGCACTGGGACCCGCAGCTGAATTTGCCGGCGCGCTTAATGAGGCCAGCGCCAAGGGCGTGAGTGATAGCGCCTTGCAAAAGATGAGCGCTGACGCCCTGAAATTCAGTATGCAGTATGGCCGCAGCGCCGTGGATGTTGTGCGTTCAAGTGCAGACGTGCGCAGTGCAATCGGTACGCTGTCGGACCGGGATTTGCCCCGCTTCACCCTGGCCACCAATGTGTTGGCCGCTGGCATGAAAACCACTGGCAGCGAAGCCGCCGCCTACATGGGGCAAATGTATAACCAATTTGACAGCTACGCCGCCCGCATAGGTAAAGTGAAGTTTGCCGAAGAGGTGGCCGGTAAAACGGCATATATGGCGCAGTCATTTGGCGTCAGTATGCAGACTATGGCTGACTTGATGGCCGGTTCAAAAGGGGTTGGCGCTAACTACGGTGTCGGCATTGATGAGCAATTTGCCGTATTGGGTCAGTTACAAAAAACCTTAGGAACCGAAGCCAGCGGCAGTTATGAAAACTTTATGAAGGGGGCCGCAGACGGTGCAAAAACGCTGGGGTTGAGCTTTGTGAATGCCTCCGGTCAGATGCTGACCATGCCGGAAATGCTGGATAAGTTACAAGGCCGCTACGGTAAAACCATTGAGGGCAATTTAAAGGCACAGGCCGAGCTGGATAAAGCCTTTGGTGATGGTGCCAATGTTATTAAACAGCTATACGGCAATGTCGATTTACTGAAACGCAATATCGGTGAGCTGGGCAGTAATGACGGGATGAAACGGGCCGGTGAGATGGCCAAGAAAATGGCCGACCCATGGGAACGGCTGATGGCTATCTGGACGGGAATGCGGGTAATTTTGGGCTTAACCCTGTTACCTGTGCTGTATCCCATCATGAACCGCGTGTCTGAAATCGGCGAGAGGTTCGCCCGCTGGATGCAGTTATTCCCCAATATCGCGCGGCTGATCGGTTATGCCATGCTGGCGTTGCTGAGTTTTGCCGCTGCCGGGGCCATCGCCAATATGGTGATGGGGATCAGCATGTTTATCTGGATGGGGTTAAAACTGCTGTGGGGCGCATTGTGTGCGGTGACAAAAATCCACACGGCGGCTATTTGGTTATATAACACGGCAATCATCGCTGTTAACGCCACCATGCAGATTATGCGCGGCGTGTTACTGGCGGTACGTATGGCGGCAATATCGGCGGGCATTTCCTTTAGTTTCATGACATGGCCTATCCTGCTTATCATTGTGGCCATTGCTGCGTTGGCGGCAGGTATTTATTACTTGATTACCTACTGGGATGAGATTAAAGCGGCCATTGCTGACACTGCGGCTTTCCAGTGGTTATCCGGGGTAGTGACCGCAGTTGGGGCCGTATTTAGTGTTGTATGGAAAAGTATTGTTGCTGGGTGGGAGTGGCTGGTATCGGCTATCACCGGGTTATCACCACTGGCCGGTATCAGTGCCATGGCTGATACCATTGGCAATGTGTTCAGTGGATTATGGGACTGGCTGAAAAGTACCTTTGCCGAAACTTACAATTGGATCATCGATAAACTGAATTATATCCCCGGTGTAAATATTGAGGCGAAAAGTATCCCTTCACAGGAAAGTAGCCCAATCAGTTCAGCCAATAATTTATTAACCGGTGGCCAGATCCAAAATATTGAAAAGGGCGGGATTAATAAAGAAATCAGCAATAACGCCAAAACGGTGACCGATAACAGTAAGCGGTTTGAGAACGTGAATATTAATATGCAGGGTGGCATGACGCCAGAGCAGCTAATGGAATGGCAGGAATTAAATTAATGACGGAATTGATGTATATCGACCTGCTGATAAAAGACGGCGACTTTGTATTAAATACCGGTAATGAACCGACTCTATGCAATAACCGGATTAGCATTGGTCAGGATTGTATCCACGCCATTATTGAAAGTGGCTTAACCACCCGGTTAATTGCTGAACGCAGCCCGACATTACGCGCAGATGTTATCACTCAGTTGGTTATTTTAGTTGAAGATGATGAACGCATTATTCCCGGTACGGTGGTGGTGAATGAAGAAACGGCAACACGGCTATGGGTAACGGCTGATACCTACGATTTCGGCCCGATTACGGTAAGTGCGGATTATGAGTAATAAGCCTGAAATAGATTATGAACAGGTATTAAAAGACAGTGGGATGCCGACCACTGAAACAGATATTCGGCTAAAATTTGACGAGCTGGTCGCGGCAGAGGGGTTAGTGACCAATACCTCCGATATGTCCCCGTTCTGGCGGCTGATAAAAACCCTTGTCACCCGCCCGGTGCTGTGGCTCAAAGAGGTGCTAATCAATACCGTGCTGGCCAATATGTATCTGGCCACCGCCAGTGGCACATTTTTAGAGGTATTTGGCTGGGGCGTGAATACCAGCCGTAAGCCGCCTACCGCCGCCATCGGCATGATCCGCTTCTATAAAGCTGATATTCAGCAAGATGTGGTTATTCCAGCCGGGACGATTATTCAGACCGAGCGTATTAACGGCAAAATTTACAGCGTGGTGGTCAGTGTTGAAACCGCCATTGCTGCCGGTAGCGCCAGTGGGTTGGTCGCGGTGAACGCCGCTGAGGTGGGCGGGGCGTTTAATCTGGCTCCCGGCTATTACCGTATCTTGCCGCAGGCAGTGCCAGGCATTGAACGGGCGCAAAGCGAGGGCGATTGGTTAACGGTGCCGGGTGCTGATAAAGAGTCAGATGATGATTTTCGTGAACGCTGCCGCAATCAATTTAACTTGGTCGGCAGCTATCACACTGATGCGGTGTACCGCAGCATGATAGCCGGGGTAGTCGGGTTGTCGATTGACCGGATTTATTTCTTGCACGATGCCCCACGTGGGCCGGGTACCGCCAACGCCTATTTACTGTTGGACAGCGGCGAGATCTCCCAGCCGTTTATAGATGCGGTCAATGACCATATTACCGTGCAAGGCCACCATGGACACGGTGATGATATGCAGTGTCTGCGGTTGCCGGAAAGCCAGCATGATTTAGTGGTGACACTGTATGTCAGTAACAAACAGAACTTAACCGCTGATGAGCTGGCGGGGCTGGAAAGCGGCTGTGAAAACCTTGTGCGCTGTGCTTTTCGTCAGAACAGCAATTACACGGTACTTAAAACGTGGCCCTATTCCCGTTTCTCATTTTCCAATCTGGCGCGGGAGCTGCACAAGACGTTTTCACTGATTGAGTCATTGAGTTTTTCACTGACGGACATTGTGAGTGAACTCAGTGTGCCGCGCCTGAACAGCGTAACGGTGGTAATTGAAAATGCCTGATTTCATTAGCCGATTAACAAGCCTGCGCCTGCCGTCATGGATGGATAAAGGCGAGGCTAACAAGTTATTACAGGTGTGCCGCCAGCACTGGCAGTGGGTTAATGGCTGGCTGAATTGGCCGCTTAATCAGTTGGATGCCGCCACCTGCGCGGTGCCGTTGTTGAACGTGTTGGCCTATCAGCGCGATATCAACCGCTTTAACGGTGAGCCGTTGAGCCTGTTTCGTAAGCGAGTGCAATACGCTTTTATTAACGCCGCTGATGCCGGTTCAGTCGCGGGATTCAGCGCCATCTTTAAGCGGTTAGATATTGGTGTGATAACGCAACTGGAGCGCCAGCCTGGCCATGACTGGGACGTCATTCTTATCCGGGTGAATGATAACCAGATAGCGGAAAACAACACGTTGATGATGGCGCTGATCCGCCAGTATGGCCGCACATGCCGCCGCTACATTTTCCAAGTGCTCAACGCCAGAACAGTGACGATGCACTGTGGGGAATTCAGCAACGAATACCGCAACCACCACGCAAAATTAATGATCGCACCCGGCACGATTAAGGGCGCGGTGGCAGTGATACCCACCCAGTTACAGCATTCGCATGAAATCTATGCGGCAAAATTGAAATAAGGATATTGATATGGCAACGGTGATTACCCGCGCATTTGAACACTGGCAAGCGGGGCAGGTGTTAAATAACTTACCGGCCCGCCCGGATACCATTATTTTTGCCCACGTTCCGGGGCTTGATCCTGCCGCTGACATTAACCCGGATGAGGGCATTCCGGCTGATGGCCAGATTGTGCATCGGGATGTGGTGGCGCAGTACGGCATGATTAACGATTCAGCGGTAGCCTATTCGGTGGTGCTGGATACCCGTCAGGGCGATTTTACCTTTAACTGGATTGGGTTGGTTGATGCCGCCAGTAATACCCTGTGCATGATTGTGCATACCCCGGCACAGCAGAAAATTGCCACCACTAACGGGGTGCAGGGTAATAACATCACCCGTACTTTTTTAATGGAGTTTGCCGGGGCCGCAGAGGCCAGCCAAATCACCGTATCGGCGCAAACGTGGCAGATTGATTTTAGTGCCCGGCTGCGCGGTATTGATGAGGTTTGCCGTCTGGCAAATCTGGATTATTACGGTCATGCCGCCTTTTTCGGTGACGGTTTTTCAGTGAGCAAAGACGGTGATAAATACCGGGTTAAGGCTGGTCTGGCCTATGTGGGCGGCATTCGTGCTTTGCTGGCTGATGATGCGCTACTTGAGGCCGCAACCGGTAATGTGGTTTACGCCGATGTCAGTTATCAGGGTAGCGTGTTAAGTGAATTTGCACCGATTATCCATCTTGGCGTGAAAGATAGTGCCGGGGATTTTGATGATTACACCGATGCCAACGGCTTTGCCCACTACATTACCCCGCTGGCGTTAATTACTGCTTCCGGGGAGGAAGATAAGCGTGATGCAAATCCGTTTGATAAAGCCATTGACGATATCAATGCCGCACTGAAAGAGCATGCGAAATCGCGTGATCACCCGGATGCCACACTGAGTGAGAAGGGTTTCATTCAGTTAAGTAGTGCTGTAGATAGCGATAGCGAAACATTGGCGGCAACACTTAAAGCAGTCAAGATTACTATGGAAAATGCCAATGCCCGGTTAGCCAAAGACCGGAACGGTGCGGATATAGCCAACGTGCCACTGTTTCGGCAAAACATCGGAATAAAAGGTGCCGCATTGCTAGAGGTAGGCACAACAGCGGGCACAGTAGCGGCGGGGAATGACTCACGAATAGTTAACGCATTACAATCTGATTCTGATTTATCAGATGTACTCAACAAGCTAGCGGCGCGGGGAAATCTTGGGCTGGGTAATTCATCTGTTCTGAATACAGCGACCAACGCAGAAATGGCGGCGGGGTCTAGCACTACACTACTTCCCACCGTTGCTGCTGTGATGAGCTTATTCTCAAAGCGCTCACTCGGCACAATAGATTACATCCGCATTCCGGATGTTCCCGGTGGAATATTGATACAATTTGGCACAGTTGGGGTGCCACCCGGTACAGGACAAAGCACAGTATCAGCTAATTTTGCAATCCCATTCACCACACCCCCGCGCGGCTTTTCAGCCACGTGCTACGGTGGGGCAAACTATTTCACATTCGGTGCTAATCCCACGATTACTGGATTTACTGGTTTTGCATTTGACCGCATTACAACTGCAGCCACGTTCGGTACTGTATTTTTTATTGCGATAGGTAATTAATATGACAAATATTACAAAAGCAAAATTCAGCCCAGCAAACTCAATGTTTTATCCGCAGTACATGATTGACGATGGTACTTTTCATGCAGATTTACCAACTGATTTGATCGATATCACAGACGCTGAAAATACCACTTATTGGCGGCAAATGCCCCCGCCGGGTCAAGTGCTCGGGGTAATAAAAGGAAGGCCAGGTTGGGTTGATTTGCCACCGCCGTCAGCTATAGATATTGCCGCTAAAAAAGCTGCACTTACAGCACAAGCAAAAGCAAAAAAGACAAAGTTAATTGGCGATGCAAGCGATGAAATCGATGTACTGAAAGACCGAATTGAGCTGGGGCAAGATAAAGCTGACGAGTTGAAGTTGTGGAAGTCATATCGTATAGCGCTTGATGATATTGATGTGAGTGCGCCAGACATCAACTGGCCAGAATCCCCCAATGTGGCGTAAAGCAACATTATCGATCCCCGGCAACATGGCTGCAGTCAATTGCGCCATGCTGCCGGTGCACCCGTGGGTTTATGGCGTGGGCCGTAGTGAGGGATCGGGCAGTTATCTGAGTCCGCAGAACGCCGTGGATCATCTGGCGGGAAAGTTGGCGGGCAGCGGTGGCCAGCAGCGCGTGGTGGTGTTTATGGTCTGCGCCACTGACCACCCGGCCTTTATGCAGGTACTTACCCAATTTTCTGCGGTGCTGCCCTTACCGGTATTCTCGCAAGTGGCCCGCATGGCCAGCACGGCGGCAACGCTGGCCACCACCAAAATGCAGTTACCGGCCAATGCCGGAAGCGGATTGCCGCTGCCGCAGTTGTTATCCACCGCAACCAGTCGCATGGCCATTAATGCCCAACGTATTGCACAGGCCAAAGATGCCGCTGGGGCGGGGGCTAATCTGGCAGGGCTGGCGTCGGCATTGTCCGGTTTTACCCGTGCCAAGGCAGCGACACTGTCCAGTGTGGAAAGTGCGTTAAATGGCTTGCTGGCAGGCAGTGCGCAGGCGTGGGTATTTACCGCCAGCGGCAGCGCGGCCACGGTGGCCAGCGAGATGAAAAAGAACGTACCGCAGCAGGATGCTGTTTTTACTCTGGCCACCTTATTTGCCGGAGAGGATGTAACCACGCTGGAGGCGATGATCCATGACACAGATAGTTATGCTGGCACTGGACGGTGAAGCCATTCCGTTAAAGGGGCTGACCGTGACCCCAACAATGCAATTTCAGGAAAAAGACCAATCTGGCCAGACTTCGAGTACCGCAACGGCAGAGCAGGGCATCAAGGCCAAAGAATTACGCATTTCCGGCATGGTGCCATTCAGTACCCCGGAGGTATTAACCCGACTTTTTGCACTGGCTGAAACCAAAGATGCAGGCGGCGCACTGAAAAAATACCGGGTGGCTAATCAGGTGGCGCAGGCAATTAATTTCCGGCTGGCCACCTTTACTGGCGCAATTGATGCCCCGAAACAGGATGGCAAAATGGCGTGGCTGGTAACCTTTACCCTGAAAGAGTTTTTGAGTGTGTCAGAAAAACGCGAAGCCCGCGCAGGTGGTAAAACGGCCACACAAAAACAGACGGCAGGCAGTGGGGCCGCAGGCAGTGAGGCGGGCGAGGATGCCGAGCAGTTAAGCTGGTTTGAGCGCAAGGTGTTGAAGCCCGTCAATGATGCACTGGGGCCAGACTCATGAAACCTATCCGCAGGCTGATGCTGTCCGGCGATACGGTGCCGCTGGTTGATGCCACTCTGGTGCTGGAGCTGAACGCCTGCGGGCGCGGCTTTATCACCGCTGAAACCACTACCGATTACACCGGCAAACTGGTACGGCTGGATGCGGGTTACCCTGAATTGGTATTGCGCTGGTTTACCGGTTATGTGGAGCGTTCGCAACCGGCAGAGAACGGCGCACAGCGGCTATTTGTGCGTGAGTTAACCGGTATTTTTGAGCGTATGTGGCCGGTATCGATGCAACACCCGACCCTGCGCCAGTTGGCCGACTGGCTGACCGATAACAGCGGGCTGACGTTCCAGCTTGCCGCCAGCGCTGACTATAACGATAAGCCAATCCCGCATTTTACCCACAGCGGCAGTGGTTATCAGTTGTTGGCCAATATCGGCAACGCCTTTGGTATCGTGGATTATGTCTGGTACCAGTTACCCGACGGCGCGGTCTATGTGGGCAGCTGGCAGCATTCATTGTTCGCCGGTAAACCGATAGATATCCCGTCAGAATTCAGCACCGCAGCGGCGGCAGGCAATACCATGACCGTGCCTATGATCCAATCGGTGCGCCCCGGCGTGGAATTGAATGGCCAGCGGTTAACCACCGTTCGGCTGAATAATGATGATTTGGTGTTAACGTGGACGCCGCGCAATAAAACCACCGGCCAGCCGTTGCAGAAAACCCCCATCCAGCGCCAGATTGATAATGCTTACCCGGAGTTATCAGCCGGGTTGCATCTGCCGAAAATGGCCCGTGTTGAGGGGCCAAGCGAGGCGGTGACCTGCGGTGATATGGCCGACCCGTTCCGGCCCCGCTATGCCGTGAATCTGCAATTGCTGGATGATGATGGTCAGGCCGCAGCGGATACGCCGGTTTACCCTGCGGTGCCGCTTCCCCTGCCGATGGCGGGGGCGGAGTCGGGCATGTTCCAGTTCCCCCCGGCCGGTACTCTGGTTGAAGTGGGTTTTACTGGCGGCAGGCCGGATAAACCCTTTGTGCGTCAGACGCTATCACAGGGCAATAACCTACCCACCGTGCAGCCGGGTGAGCAACTACAGCAACAGCGCGACGGAGTATCGCAGCGGGTGACGGTGGCGGGGGACTGGGAACGCAAGACTGATCAGGTTATTCGTGAGGAATCCATGAGCCGGGTGATTACGGCTGATGATGAAACCCGCACACTGGTGGCCCGTGAAACCACCGTTCAGGCTACCGATAAAACCACGGTACTGGGAACGGCCACCTTGCTGGCCGGTGCTATCCAGCAGATTAGCGAGGGGGATTACAGTCTGGCCACCCAAGCCAGTTACATGGCCAAAGTGGGCAAAACCTTAACCACCGATGTGGGGCGGGACTTGATAGAGAAGATTGGCAATATCCGTAGCAGTATCGCCGCCGCCCGACAAGATGTGATTGCGCCGGTAGTGTGGATGGGTAGCCAGCAGATTAACGTGATGGCCCTCATGCTGGATACGCTGGATGTGGTGAAAGAGCTGGCAGCATTGACCGCAGCACATACTCATACCAATACTGATGGCCCACTGAACGCCGGGAGCATTACCGCCACCGGGGCCAAGTCTGATGGATTACGCAGTAAATATTCCCCTGTGATCGGCTAA